CTGCCGTATGAGAACGCGATCCGCGCGGCGAGCGGGCGAGAAGAGCTGACGAGCGCGCCGGAGATCAATGCAATAGACGATACGGTTATCGACTGGGACGACCGCATTACGCGCGGCGCACTGCCGCACGGCCTCGCCTCAGCGCTTATGATAGACGAGGAGGACAAGCAGGCGCAGATGGTACTCGAGCGGAACTACTTTGTCGAGCAGCTCGAGGATGCCGCGCCGGCGGTGCTTGGGTATGGGGACGGTGAAGAAGAATGAAAACCATGACGGTTCCCGA